CTACAATTGGTGCTGTCACATTTTTTGATAGAGTTGTACCTACTGAAGATATCTTCTCTCCAGTCTCTTTAAACTTACCCCCAACTTCTTTAAGTGTAGCTTGCATTGAACTATCAGTGTGTTTTAGTTTTTCAGTAAATTTATCTAGTTCTTGTTCAGTCGCTATAATTTCTCTTTTTAATGCATCAAATTGCTTTTCTGAAATATCTCCATTTGCGAGTGCAGTTTTAGCTTGTTCCTCAGCGATTCTTAATGTTTCTAACTTTTTCTTAGTTTCCTCTATGGCTGTATTTAAGAGTTCTTGTTTTTGAGTAAGTAATTCAGTATTATGTGGATCAAGTTTCAATAGTCTTTCAACATCTTTAAGTTCTCTTTGAGTTTGCTTAATCTTACCTTCAACTTCACTTAATGCTTGTTTTAATTTAAGAGTATCTCCTCCGATTTCTACAGTAATACCTGCTATTCTACTTGCCATACAATCACCTCCTAAAAATTATCCATATCCTCTTGTGTCGCTATTAATTTATAGTCATAACTATCATTATTTTTTTCAATGTACATATCATTTACTAGCCCTATTGTTAACTCTGATAAATCATTCATTGAAAGTCCTAATTCAACTGCACGCAGTAAAAAAAGAGCGGTATTTAACGTCCGCTCAGTTTCTTTTGCTTTTTTTTAGATGTACTCATAGTTTTAACATTTATACCCCATAATTTTATTAAGTCTGGTAGAAGTTTATATACAGATAAAGTATCAAACTGTTCTAACCATTCACCTACATCATTTGAAATTTTATCATCTGCATGGTAAGCCATAATATATGCGATATTTTCAAATATTTCTAAACTCTCAATATCGATATTTCCTTTATTCTTATTAATCTTATCTAATATAAGTAAGTCTTTATAAATATCACGACTAAACTTCATTCTGTATAGTCTAGGTATCGCTGCTGACGCTTTAAATCTTACAATTTTTCCATCTACATTTATATCTTTAATAACTCCCATTACATTTCTCCTTCATGTGTTGGCATATACACTGTTTGATACCAATTCTTATATGTTTCTTCTGTTGTCTCTTTACCAGTTTTACTCTTCACAAGTCCTTCTTTGATAGGTCTTGCTTTTATTGAAAGTGTTTCTGTTTGTACTTCTCTTGATTCTTCATTTGTTTGACCTTCAATTTTTGGTCGACCTGCTGAACAATTATAAAGTACATGACGTATTTTTTTCTGATCTCCATCAAATTCAAAAAGTAGTGCAAAGTTCTTTGTTTCTGATCCTGAATCTTCAACTAGAACTTTATTTTTATCTTCTCTTTCTTGAAGAATATCCTTTCTGAAACTTTCTGGAATCATCGCAATCTCTAAATCTCCATCATATCCCATATTGTTATTGATTGTGTAATATGATCCTCCATCTGCATAAAAGCTCTCTGGTTCTCCATTAGGTTCTAAACTAATTTTTACAGCACCTGGAATCGGTACTGGCTTTTCATAAGTTGTTGTATCACCTTCAGTTAATTTTGCATAATGAACATGAGATAAATTAAATTTTACTTTGTTTTCCATACTTAAACCTCCATTTTATAAATTGTTTCATACATTTCTTCACTCGGTATCCATACCTCGTCTTTTGTATAGATTAAAGAATAAGTTTGTAAAAGATTCTCTATCTTTTTTTCTAATTTAAAATCTTTTTTCTCTGTATACATTTCTATAATTAAATTTTTCACACTATAATATAATTTACCATCTGCTTTAAAAGTATTTTCACCGTCATAATAATATATAAGAAATGGTAATCTTGGAGCACTTCCTTCTTTAAAATGACTATAAACAAATGGAATTTCTAGCTTATATAACATTTCACATACTTCATTTTTATTCACGATAAATCCCTCTTTATTCTTTCTAATACTTTTTCACTAATATCTCTTGTTGCTGGCTCTATATGTGGAATTGCTTTAGTACGCCCTCCATTTTTCCTAGCATGTCCAAATTCAAGTAAATGTGCTAATTGATATCTATTTTTTGAATGAACTACTGTTTGTATAGAGTGTGCTGTTTCTCTTTCTTTTGTCACTTTCCAACTTTTTTCATAATCTCCACTTTTTTTAGGTGATCCTTCTTTTATTTTATCTCTAACTTCATTACTCACCTCAACTACTGCACCTTTTAAACTTTCCTCAGTTAGCTTAGAATATTCCTTTAAACCCTTTGTTATCTCCGCAGCGAGTGAATCAATAGTTGTCCTCTTAGCCATAGCTATTAACTCCCTTAACTCTTAAGAACTTTTTATCTTTACTAAACACATCTACTTCTAATATGTCAAAAAATTTATTGTTATACTTTATTCTATATTCTAACGTATTAAGTTCTTTTAATTCCGACATCTTTCTAACCACAAAAGAAATAACTTCTGAGCTTCTATTAACACCGTGTCTTTCTACCTCACTTGAAGTTACCAATTTTAAATTAGACCAACAACTAAAATAATCACTCCATATTTCTAATTGTTGATGCAATTCATCAAATTCTAAAACTACCTTTTGAAAAGTAATTCTAGTATCTAGTTCTACAATATCCATCTTAAAACTCCTCTTTCCTATGATTAAATAGTAACGCTCTAAGAATTAGTGTTAATTCTCTAAAATCAGCATTTTCTCTATGTTCATAAAGATAAGCAACTGTATATAATATTGGTATTTTAAATTCATCAAAATCATGCTCATCACCTAACTCTGAAAAACTACTCACCCTTAGTATTCCTAAGCATAATTTTTTAGCTGTAAACAGAAGTGATAAGATTAACTCATCATCTTCTGTTGTATCAACTCTCAAATAGTTTTTAACTTGTTCAAGTTTTAGTTCCATAATGTATATTATCCTTTGATTGGTAATATCTGAACTGCTTCTGGTAATACTAGCTTACCATCAACTCTTTCTTTAGCTACAAATCCAATCATACCATTACCAGCGAATAATTCTTGGAGTTCCTTAAATGAACGAGCACCTCTATCACCTATGTTATAATATCTAAAATCACCGAAAGCAATTTTATTTTCTGGTGAAAAAGCCGAAGTATACACTGGGTATCCTGCTAATTTATCAGGCTCTCCTAATTGATATGACGGTTGCCAAATATATGCTCCATTGTTATCTTTTAGTTTTCTGATATTAGCTATTATTTTATCGTTTAAAATAAATGCTGCATTTTTTCTATATGGTCGTTTTAAAGCATGAATTAAATTGATAATGTCATCAGATTTTAGTGTATCCACCTCAGTTAAGTGCGTTCCTCCATTAGTTTGTGCAAATATTCCTGTTGGTTTTCCACTACCATCACCATTTAGGAAAGCATCTTCTTCTGCATTCGCTAGTGCTTTACCGAATTCTTCTAAGATATAGCTTTCTAAGTCAAACACACTATCATATAATAATTCTTCAGTAACTTTAATAGCCACATGAAGTTTGTGAGCATCTAATAAAACTTGTTTAAATGTTGCTTCTCCAAATTTCAATTCTCCACCTTCTTCAACCCATGCAGCCGCAGGACTTGATGCCGCTATATTGATTTTATGCTTACCATTTGTTTTTAAAGTATGAGATAGTTTTCTAATAATATTTTCTTCTTTTAACGTAGCAACTAATCTACTATCATACTCGTCTGGAACTAAATATCCTCCATCAGTATCTACCTTTTCTTGTAGAATATTTTCAATTTGTCTAAAATTAGATCGTAATGCTTTTATCATTGCTTTTTTGTGTTGAAGATTTTTTTGGATTTTATCTTCTTTGTCAGACACCATTGGTTTTGAGATTAACGGATCATTTACTGGTTTTGATAATTCTCTTTCCATATTTTCCATCTCTTGAAGTCTCTCTATCTCAAAAGTAAAGTTTTTAACTTTTTCTTCCATCATGTTATAAGTTTCAACATCTTCTTTTGATAATAGTCCATCACTATCTTTTTTACTCTCAACAAAGGCTTTTGCACCTTCCCACGCTTTAGCACGTTTTTCAATTAATTCTTGTATTTTTTTATTCATAATTCTTACCTCCAGTTTTTTATTAAATCTAATCTATTTATTAACGAATCAGCTTTTATTTTTTCTTCGTTTACGTTTTTAAAAGTTTCTTTAATTTTATTCATCATTGAATTTTGAACTGTCGCTTCTTGATAAAGCATACTAACATTTGGAATCTCAATATCCTGAATCTCGTCTCGTTTTAAGATAGAATCGGCAAAACCAAGTTCAACCGCTTTTCTCGCATCCATCCATGTTTCATTGTCCATAAGTTTTGATATTTTATTTCGTGATAGTCCTGTTTTTATTTCATAAGCATTAATTATTGATTCTTTAACCTCACTTAACATATCTATAGCTCTTTGCATTTCGCTTGTACTACCATATGCAATTGTCATAGGATTATGAATCATAAGCATTGAAACAGGGCTCATAATAACTTCTGTTCCTGCCATAGCAACCACACTCGCAGCACTAGCTGCTATCCCATCAATTTTCACCTTAACATTTCCTTTGTGTTCCATTAAGAGATTATAAATTTGTGCGGCTGCAATACAGTCTCCACCGGGTGAATTTATCCATACTGTAATATCTCCACTATGTTTAATTAGTTCTTCTTTAAAAATCTGTGGAGTTACCTCATCATCAAACCACGATTCTTCAGCTATTGTTCCATTTAAAAATAATATGTTCTCTGGTGGTTTATCATTATTATTTTGTACTGTCTTCCAATTCCAAAATTTCTCCATCTGTGTTTTCCTCCTTATAATCTGTTAATCTCTCTGCATAAGCACCAGCCTTTTTAAGTGGTAACATGTTACCATTGACTAGATATAAGTTTCCTCCTTCCTCATCTGATATCAAATCTAAGTTTTCTAAACTCCTTATATCATTAGCACTCATCCAACCATTCTGACGTGCTGTTGCATATCCATTCATCCTACTTTGATAATCTCCTCTAAGCAGTCCATCAACATTGAATTTTATATAATATTTTTTCTTTTCATCACTTGTAAGTAGTCTCCTAGTCATAGCTTGTTCAAAACGTTTCACCCAAGGATCAAGCGTGTATTTAACAAACTCAAGAGATTGTTGTTCAATATTAGAAAAACTAGACTTTTCAAGATCACCTACCATATGTGGTGGAACTCTGAAAATTCTAGCTATCTCATTTATTTGAAATTTTCTTGTTTCTAAAAACTGTGCTTCATTTGGTGCTATTGAAATAGGAGTATATTTCATACCTTCTTCAAGTATCGCAACTTTATGGTTATTCTTACCTGAAAACCCTCTAGCCCAACTTTCTCTCATTGCCTCTGGATTTTTTACTACACCTGGATGTTCAAGTATACCACTTGGGGTAGCTCCATTTGCGAAAAATGCTGCACCGTATTCTTCAGTTGCAATAGCCATTCCAATCGCATTTTTTGCCATGGCAATTGGGCTATAACCAACTAAACCATCAAATCCTAAACCTGGTATATGTAATATGTCACTTGGTGATAATTTAACAGCACCTTTAGTTTTAGAGTTTGCATCCCCTTCGCTTATATGATATTCATAATACAAATTACCAGCTTCATCTCTATCAACTTTCATTCTATCTGGCATTAATGGATAAAGCCCTAATACTTCTCCTTTACCATTTCTTATAATTTGTGCATAAGCATTACCCCATAATAGTAAATGAGTCATTAGTGTTTCTCTAAAAATAAAACTTGTCATTTCATTATTTGGTTCATCATGAAGTAACGTATATAACATGTGTTCTGTTGCTTTTTTTGTACTAGTATCGGTTACCTCATACACATGTAAAGGTAGACTAGCTAATGTTTCAGAAAGTATCCTTACACAACTATATACCGCCGTCATCTGCATGGCGCTTCTTTCTGTTACTCTATTTCCACTAGAACTTCCACCCATAAAAAAGCTATATGAACTTCCGTTTAATCTATTTTTAGGATTGTCTCTAGATTTAAATAATTTCATAAAATAATTCATACATACCTCCTAAATAAATAACAAGCCTCTGTCATCATAAACACTTTCTGTATTTTGATTTCCACATCTTATCGCACGATCTAATGCCATAATTGTTGCAATAGCTCCATCAATTTTCTCTGTTGATTTTTCTTTATCTGCCTTAATATTTCCTGCTGGATCACGTCTTATAAAAATATTGTCCATATTCCATCTGAGTACTGGATTACCTCCATGGGCTAGTTTTTGTTCAAGAACTAGTTTCATAAGTTCTTTGGTCGGAGGACTCATATCTTTAAATCCTTGTCCGAATGGTACTACTGTAAAACCCATCCCTTCTAGATTTTGAACCATTTGAACAGCACCCCATCTATCAAATGCAATTTCTCTAATGTTGTACTTTTCACCTAGTTTTTCAATAAATTGCTCGATATATCCATAGTGAACTACGTTACCCTCTGTAGTTTGTATATAACCTTGCTTATTCCAAAGATCATAAGGTACATGGTCGCGTCTTACCCTAAGTTCTAACGTGTCTTCTGGAATCCAAAAATATGGTAGAACTACAAACTTGTCTTCTTCATCCAAAGGAGGAAATACCAGAGTAAAAGCAGTTATATCTGTTGTAGATGATAAATCCAAACCTCCGTAACATATCCTACCTAATAACTCCTCTTCATAAACATTAAAATTGCAACTATCCCATCTATCCATAGGCATCCAACGTACTGATTGTTTAACCCACTGATTAAGCCTTAATTGTCTAAAAGCATTTTCTTCTCCTGGATTTTGCTTTGCAGACTCACAAGCAGCTTTAACTTTATCTAACCCAACAGTTACTCCTAGTGAGGGATTAGCTTTTTTCCACACTTTAGGATCAGTCCAATCATCATCTTCATCTGCACCATAAATTACTGGATAAAATGTTGGGTCTATTTTTCTACCTTCAAGTATATCTTTTGCTTTTTGATGAGTTTCATAACAAATACTATTTGTATCTGTACCAGCAGTTGTAATTAAAAAATATAGTGGCTGCGTTCTAGCATCTCCACTACCTTTTGTCATAACATCAAATAACTTTCTATTTGGCTGAGTATGCAACTCATCAAAGACTACTCCATGAATATTGAATCCATGTTTTGAATATGCTTCTGCAGATAGCACTTGATAAAAACTATTAGTAGGTAAATACACTATCCTTTTTTGTGAAGCTAAAATCTTCACTCTGCGATTTAAAGCTGGGCACATTCTAACCATATCAGCTGCAACATCAAATACAATAGTAGCCTGTTGTCTGTCCGCTGCACATCCATAAACTTCAGCACGTTCTTCTCCATCTCCACAACAAAGAAGAAGTGCAATAGCAGCTGCAAGTTCGCTCTTACCCATCTTTTTAGGGATTTCGATATAAGCTGTATTAAATTGTCTATATCCATTTGGTTTTATAATTCCAAATAAATCTCTTATTATTTCTTCTTGCCACGGTAATAACTCAAATTTCTTTCCTGCCCATGTTCCTTTAGTATGACTTAAACATTGAATAAAATTTACCGCATAATCTGCACGTTCCTCACTATATACTGATGTTTTAGCTTTGAATCTAGTAGGTTTATATTTCTTTTTTCTTCCCATAATCTCCTCCTCATCTGAGCATAAAAAATAGACCTTTCGGTCTACTTTCTTTTTATTCTTTTAGCAGTTTTTCATCGCCCATTCAATCGCGTGTCCTGTGTCTTCAAAAGTTGATTTTGAAATTTTGTTTAATTCTAATTTTTTAAAAATGTGGTTTCTTTTTACTTCTCCTTCTTGATATTTGATTTTATAAATAGCTCCTACACACTCATTTTTCCAATTTGTAATTCCTATTAGAACATTGTCTCCAAATTTTAAAAATACACTTTTGCTTGATAAGAATCCTTTTTCCTCTAATTCCTCCATTGTTGTTTCTTTGAAAAATTTAATTCCGTTTTGTTCTTTGATGTTGTTCATTGTCTTTATCTCCTTTGTTTTCGTTACTATATATATCACTCTAAAAGGCTATAAAGTCAAGCTTTTATCAAGATATTTACTTAATACTTTTAGCTATTTGTTTTAGCAAACTCCTAACTCTTTTGCTAATTCTTCTATTGGAATTACTCTTGATTCTACCAAATTAATTATTTCTAATTCATCATCCGTTGGATTATTTTCAGAAAATATTAGTATTTCATTAACCCAATATCTTGCACTTGCTAATCCGTCTTTAGTTATTGAAAATAGATTAATTGCTGATGCTCTTCTTCCCTGTTTAAAATTATATCTTGATTGTTCAATATATTTATTTAATCTTTTTACTTCCTGTAGTGCTTGTTCTCTTGCTTCTTGTCTTATTATTTTATTTTCAGTCATCTTAATGACCTCCTTTTTT